GTATGCCGGAGGCGGAAAGAAGGGAAGTTCTGGCGATGTTTTCCGTTGCCCTATATGGTTTGGATATCGTTTCCATGCAATACGAAAATAGTATCGTTATTGCTAGGGAACCTGTAAAAGAGAAGTGCTAAAACCGATATAGACACTAGGGAAAGACCTAAGAGACGGACACGCTCACCATAAAGAGCAGAAGGGAAGAAACGAATGAAAAGATTATACCTTGAACCTTTACAGTTTTCAGAAGGCGGAGCAGACGGCGCAAGCGGTGCGGAAGGCACGACAGAAGCGCAAGAGACTGCACAGGCACAGGAAGGAGAAGCGCAGAATCCGGAGGAGAAGACGGAGGAAGTTCCTAAAGAAGAGGCTCCAAAGGCTGACCTAAAGAAGCTGCTGAAAGAGAATGAAGAGTTAAAGGCACAGTATGATAAGGCGGTGCAAAGCCAAATTATCAGACGTTTTAAGGACTATGATGGCCTTAAAGCAAAAGTTGCGGATTTGGATATGCTATCCGGCTTAATCATGAGTGCATTTCCGGATGCACCGCAAGACGGAGACCCCGCAAGCCTAGTCGCATACCTTCAGAACAAGACCGACCTATACGCAGAGGCGGCAAGCCAAGCCGGAATGACCGTAGATGCCTATAGGCGTATGCAAGAGGTAGAAGCGAAGAATAGGGCATTGCTGGGAGAACAGAGAGCGGCACAGGAAGAGGCGCAGAGAAGAGAACTTTACGCCCGCTGGGATGCACAAATCCCGGAAGTAAAGGAAGCTTACCCGGACTTTGACGAAGCGGAGGAAATGGGAAACGAGGAGACAGGGGAACGATTCATTTCCTTAATCTCTCAAGGCTGGACTATGAAACAAGCGTATGAGGCTATCCACATGCACGAAATCATGGACAGACAATCACAACTTGCGAAGAAACAGGCCGCCATGGAGACCGCCCGGCAGATTAAGACAGGGCAAGGGGATGTGAAGGAATCCGCAACCGGCAGAACGGCATTATCTCCAGTAAATGGGGATATTTCCAAAATGAGCGATAAAGAAATCGCAGAAATCGTAAACAGAGTAAATAGAGGAGACCAAGTCATCCTCTAAGAAGAGGAGAAGAAGATTATGAGATTAGCAGAAACTAAGACCAATGTTCTGGATTTGCTGTACCTTGAGGCATTGCAGTTCCCAGACCCTACACCGATGAACCTTACCACCAGTAACGCATCCGACAATGACCTATCCCCCTCCAACAATAAGACCTTCTATGACAAGAACCTTATTCGCTTGGTGGGACCTTCCTTGATTCACGATCAGTTTGGTAAGAAGGTAAACATTCCTAAGAATCACGGTAAAACAATGGAGTTTAGAGGATTCGAGCCGCTGGCAAAGGCAACAACCCCGCTTACTGAGGGACAGACACCTAACGGAAAGAAGCTGGATATGTTCACCGTAACCACTACGCTGAAGCAGTACGGCGATTATGTGGCGCTGTCTGACCTTCTGGAAATGACCGCTATTGATAACCATGTGCTTGAAGCACAGGATAAGCTTGGCGACCAGGCGGGAAGAACCCTTGACACAGTAACCAGAGAAGTAATCAACGCCGGAAACAATGTTCAGTACGCTGAAGGACAGGTAACTTCCAGAGCAACCCTCACTTCCGCGCATAAGCTTACCCCTAAGGCGATTGCCATGGCGGTAAGAACCTTGAAAAAGTACAACGCTCCAAAGATTAACGGAAAGTACGTAGGAATTATCTCTCAGGACGTTGCTTTCGACTTGGAGCAGACTCAGGAATACAAGGATCTATTCCGTTACACTGACAACGCTTCCTTCAAGAACGGTTACCTGTTCGACCTTTCCGGCGTAGAGTTCTACGAGACATCCGAAGCGAAGAAGTGGATTAACGCGGGAGCTTCCTCTGTAGACGTATATTCTACCTTGATTTGCGGTAAGGATGCGTTTGCAGTAACCAGTTTAGAGGGAGAAGGTTTGGAGACCATCGTTAAGCAGCGCGGTTCTGCCGGTTCCTCTGACCCGCTGAACCAGCGTTCTACAGTAGGCTGGAAGGCACTAAAGGCGGTAGCTATCCTTACAAACCAGTACATGGTTAGAATCGAGACGGCATCCACCTATAACGAACATGAGGCTAACTAAAAGGAGGTAGCATGGCAAAAGTAGTAGAAACAAGTGTGAATGAAGGCGCGGCAGTATATACAACCAAATCAGCTGAAGAGATTCCTTCAAAGGAAAGGGGCACAGAAGTGTTATTCCTTCCCCTTGATGATACCCATAAAAGACCGCTTTTCGTATGTGTGAACGGACGGTCTTTGAGGGTTCCAAGAGGGAAGAATGTGGAAGTTCCGAAGGAATTTGCGGAAGCGATTCGGAACTCTATGGAACAGGAAGCAGAAGCAATTCGGTATTCGGATTCCGTAGCCTACGAAGCGGAAGGCTAAACTTGGAGGCGGTGGGGAAACCTACCGCCTTTATTTTATACAGGAGGGAAAAAAGATGATTAAAGTACGGAGCAAAACCTTATTCATTTCCGGTGAGGAGCAAAGCATTGCGGCAGTAGGAGAGGCGGAAACCACTGTAAGAGAGTTCAGCATAGACCGCTTATCCGGGGATGGTATAGACCTGGCAAACTTGATATTTAAGCTAAACATTCGTTACGTTGGCACAAAGCAATCAGACAGAAGCGACCTTGAAAAGATTGTAACAGATGATTCCATTATTCTTAGATGGCTTATTTCATCTGTTACGCTGAGCCATCCGGGGACAGCTTTTATTCAGTTAGATGCATTTGATAGGGAGGGTTCTTGCCGTTGGAAGTCCTATCAGGCGGCTGTTTATATTGAAAAATCGTTAGATAGTGTGGTGGTTTCTCGCTCCACTCTTTCCGAATTGGAACAGTTAGAAAAGAAGTTTGAGACAATCGGAGTAGGAGAAGCCGCACGAGTAGAGGCGGAAAAGAAAAGGATCGTTGCAGAGGAAAAGAGAGAAGAAGCGGAAGGAAAAAGAAATCAGTCATTAGCAAACATTGTTTCAGAGGAAGAGAAAATCAAGGCAGTATCGGAAGAAGTAAAGGGCTATAGAGACAGCATAAAGGAAGATAAGGAGGCTGTATCTAGGGATAAGAAGGATGTAGTTTCTGTTAGGTCAGAGGTTATTTCCGCCATGAATACCGCCCAGCAATATGCCAGTTCGGCAGAATCTTCTAAGGCAGAAGCTACAACGGCGCGAAACGAAGCGGTAAATGCAAAGACAGAAGCAAACAATGCAAAGAACGAAGCTATCTCTGCTAAGAATGCGGCTAACAGCATTAAAGGGGAAGTACAGGCCTTAAAGAATGAAGCAAACTCCACGGTGGATAGGGCAAAGCAGAACGCCGATAGAGCAGAGAGCTTTGCGAACAATGCTAAGGTTTCGGAGGGCAAAGCAGAAGGATTCAAGACGGAGGCGAGTGTATCAGCACAGAAGGCAAAGGATTCCGAAGCCAAGACACTGGAAGCGTTAAAGAAAGCGGAAGCCAGCGGGAAAGTCTCTATAACAAAAGAAGAAATGAAAACCTATGTTGATTCTGCTGTTGGTAATGTAAAGAGCGGAATCACAGAAGCAGAGGCAACAACATTAGCGAGAAAGGTCGCAAATGATTCTATAACCTCCAGATTCGCAGATGGAAAGGGTACGATAGAATCTGATGTAAAGAAATGGTCGCAAGACCCATCGGCAGAACTAAACATAGATGCGACAAGTGTTATTCCCGGGTATTTCTTTAAAAATTCCTTGTCTGGCTTCAGAAGTGGAATGTGGGATATTCACGCAAAGGGGTTAATGGAACTTAGGAACGTGGAAAAGTCCCTGTATAGCACACAGAGGGATTTACTGACTTTTTTGAATCGCGGAAATGCTCTTGAAACCTTCAAAGAAATAAAAAGCCTAGTAAAAAGTAATCAGCATGACCAGCTAAAGGTTGGAGATTATATAGTAGATAATAATATCAAATGGATTGTGGCTTCCATAGATAGGCTAGGAGAAAAGAGAAGCGTGGAGTTCTTAACATTTGATTTTCCGGATACACTTAGCCTAGAATCCGAAAACCTGAAGAATAAGGTTTTTACTTTAAAAGATTTTGATATAGAAATAAGTAAAATCTGTAATAATACCGAGGCTACATCACGGCTGGCAAGAGAAGGAATCCCTTCAAAAACAATACTGTACTATGGAGAAGGCACTTACGAGACTATGTACTACGTGCCGTATCATGAAAGCGTTGATGCCATCAACGTACTTGGTGCCACGATTACTATTGCCAACTTATTGGACAAAGAATTCACCACCAATGTTGATGCTACAAATATTCCGCTATTTAATTTAGAAATAT